ACGTTGAACGGGCCAAGTGAAACCATGAGGTCGGATAGCTGGTTAGCCGGTTGCTGCATGATGATCGGCAACGATTGATCGATCGTGATCACGCCGCCGAACTGCGCCGTGAGCCCGATACGGATGTGCGTCCGGCGCTGCTCGTTCGTCGTCGGCGACGGCACTTGTGTGATGACCTGGTTTTCGTCCATGAGCCATGACGTAACTGTACGCGCGAGGCTCCCGGCATCCATCTCGATTCCGACGACGCCGGGGAAGTCGACTCGCGTGATCGACGGATTGAACGGATCGGCCGTGAAATCCGTGATGTAGCCAATGAACGGCGCAATGTCGATCGCTGACGGGCTTCCGGCGTTGACGCTGATCGCCCCTCCGGCTGCGACACCACTTGACAGCGTCACCTGCCGCAGTTCGAGCGCTGCCAACTCCAGTGCTGTGATGTCTGATTGCGCAATGAGCACATCCGACTGCAAACTGTCGATGTCACTCTGTGCGGTCGTCATGTCCGATTCCAACACGGTCACATCATTTTGCAGCGCCGTGAAGGCTTCGGGAGTCACCGGAGTGAGGCCGACCGCAATTTGAAATGCCTCGCTATCAGCATGAAGCCAGTATTCGCCCTGCTCGGCGTAGAAAGAGATCGCACCAGTTGCGCTCGTCATCAACGGATTCGCGAGTGGGATTGTGCCACCGGCGTCGGCGAACAGCGGTGCGAGGATGTTGGAATGCAGCGGAAAGATGCGCACAGCAACACCGACCGCGAGAGTACCGTTCGGGTACCAAAAGGTATCGCTGTACTGTGCGATCGCCATAACTAATCCAACCCTTCCGGCCGCTCTGGCACGACATCCCCGCCGCGCCCCTGCTTCGGTACGCGAAGTTTGCGAGCGACGTGATAGCCACGTGTGCCGTAGGGTCCCGGTGTGTCGGTGTGACCGCCCGTGTACCGGGCGACCGTCCGTGACGCGCTCATGCGCACCGTTCCCGCATCCCAGTCTACCGAAAGTGCGGACGTGGATTCGCCGATGAAGTGGTGCGCAACCCGACCATCCCCGTGTCCGACCAGGGAGGGGATGTCCCGGTGGTCGACGAGGCTCGGGAAGGTGCACCATGTGCCCATACGCAGCACGTCGATTGCATAGCGGCCGATGCGCCGGTCATAGTTTGGGTAGTTCTGCACGTCGCACCACGGCAGCATCCCGTCGATGATGCGTGTCGGCGCAGTGATCGCTACTCCCCAATTCAGGGACGGCATTTCGATGAATGCCGCCTTCGCCGCTGCGGCCTCTTGCACGACGCGCTCGATCTTGCCTCGTGACGGTCGACGCGTGCCAATGTACGGGGATACGAGTACGTTCGTCGGGACGCGTTCGAGCGCCTTTTCCATGCCTGCAATGAAGTCGGCGCACGGCAGTGCGTCGTCCTGTACGACCATCCCCCAGTCGGCCGTCTGATCGATCGCTTCCCATGCACGACGGCCGGTGTCCCATCGGTTGTTACGGCGATCCCAGATCACATCGTCGTCCGTCAGCCCAAGTCGTTCGACGAGTTCAGGCACGAGGTGCGCACGCTTCGAGTGCGCCATGATCTTAACCGAGAGTCGCGGCATCCTGCACCTTCTCATACACGAAGAACGAGGCGAGACCTTCGCGCAGCGGCGTCTCGACGGTCGTCAGTTCCCATTCCGGGAACCGTTCGGCGATATCCGGCGTGAACTCGCGCCGGAAGACATGGCGAGCCGTCCGGCCGCCTGCGTAGTTCGTCGCGTAAATCATCACGTACTTCTCGGCGCTGCCGAAGAGGTTGTACAGATACGCGAAGTAATCAGCTTCATCGGGGAAGTGAAAGAGCACGTCGAAGCTGAGCGCGAGATCGAACGGCCGCCACGTGACCGACGTGAATGCTTCAGCCGTGTGAAATAGATAGCGCGGACCTTCGAACCTTTCGCGCATTCGCGTCACGATCGTCGATGAGACGTCGATCCCGATGTACTGAGCATCGTGCAGCTCGACGAGGTCGAGTACCTGCCCGTCGCCGCACCCCCAGTCGACGACGCTCTGCACGTCGTGCTCGGCGATGAAGTCGGAGAGGTACGCCGCCTTATACGCGCCTTCGTCGCCTTCGGAGCCTGCGCCGGAAGTGCGGCCGTCGCGGTAGCGACGTTCCCAGTACCCGGCCGGTGTGTATTCGATCTGCTTCACTTCGTGACTCCCGGCTTCCGTGCGCCGACGACGTCGCCCGCGTGAGCGATAGCGAGCCGTTCGCTCTTGAGCTTGTCGATGTCGATCAGCTCGCCGGAGGCTTCGAGATCGCCGACCGCGAGCGAGACGCCGGGGTTCTTCGTGACGCCGAAATCATCGAAGATGATCACGGCATCAGGCGCGAGGTGCCGCCGCCATGCGCGGAAGTCGGCGAGCACGGCTGCGCGGTTGTGATCGCCGTCGATGTAGAGCAAGCCGACCGGTGGCCCGTCGTACAGCTCGGCCGCGAGCGTCGTCAGCGACCGAATGACGTGTACGCCGTCGCTCACTCCGGCCTTGTCGAGCTGTGCCGTGAAGTCTTCGAAGGCGGGGCTCGGGAGCGTCGAGAGCACGGCGGCGCGCCACGCCGAGACTTCTTCCGACCACGCATCGACGGCGTACACGGGCGCGTGATGGTCGAGCGCTGCGCCGGTCGCGAGATAGCAGGTCGACTTGCCGCGATACGAGCCGAGTTCGACGATGGCCTGATTGGCGGGTACGAGCGCGGCGAAGCTATACAGCAGCTCGCCGACGTCGCGCGAGATCAAGCCGTCAAGTGCGGCGAGTTCATCGAATGTCATCATGATTCCATCCTAGCGTATGTTAAGGTGATGCCATGTCAAAACACACAAGAAGGCGCACACCTCCCGAGCAGCGTTTCATGCGGTACATCCGTGAAAGTGACGGATGCTGGATTTGGATCGGAGGAAATAACGGCAAGTACGGAGTCTTCTATGCCGGTCCCGATGAAACTCCGATGCGTCCGTATGCACATCGATGGTCTTACGAGCACTTTATCGGTCCGATTCCAGATGGACTAGAAATCAATCACAAATGCGAAACCCCTCTTTGTGTGCTGCCTGCGCACTTGGAAGCGGTAACCACAAAAGAAAACATGAACTACGGCAACCATCCTGCGGCTGTGAAGGCTCGACAGACACATTGCAAGCGAGGTCATGAATTCACGGCTAAAAATACGTACATTAAACCTAATGGCACGCGATCGTGTAGAGAATGCCATAAACTTAATGAACGTGCTTTTCGTGAACGAAGAACACTTTCGGTATGAAACCAGGTGTGCACCGCATATACTTCGGGCGCAAACTGCTCAGGAACTGTGCCGCGCTTCACATCAATATAGCTATACGGGTAAAACTGCCGCTGTGGCGCGATGTGGCCCCCATACCGGTTCCATACGGGCGTGATGTACTGCGGTCCGCTGAGCTTGTTCGGACGTCGGCCGCGAAGCCGGTGCACGTTCGCGGGCAGTCCGGCGACGAGCGTCTGCATGATCTCGTGTCCCGGGATCGCCCCGAGATACGTGTTCCCGATCCACGTTCGATCTTCGTGTGCGGCGAACTCGCGATGACCTGCAAGCGCCGGTTCGATCGGACGGAGCGGGATCGTGTCGACATCGACGTACATTCCGCCGAATAGCGCGAGGACTTCATACCGCACGATGTCGGCGCGGAACTGCTCAACCGCATCGGCGGGCACGATGCTTTCAGCACGGTCGTACAGCGCTCGATTCTGAAGACCGATCTCGTTGATCTCGCGCTCAGTCCACAGCTTCATATCCCAGTCGGGGTGCATCTCTGCCCACGCCGCGCAGTTCGCCTTGAGGTGATCCGGCATCGGCGGTCCGATCCAGATGTGGTGCATGATCTTCGGAATCAGTTGCTCTGTCATGTTTCGCCTCATCTATGCCGAAGCGCCCGTGACCGGCGATCACGGGCGCTTCATAGGTCAGATGGAATTAGCTTAGCGCATTAGCTGCCGATCTCGACAGCACCGCAGGCGGCGGCAGGCGGCGGCGTCGTCGTGATGGCGAAGGCGTAGTGCTTGCCCGGACCCCACGCCGATACGGGCGTGTTCGAGAGCCACGGGTTCCCGATGTCCCACAGCGGGTTAGCCGGGCGCGTCTTCGACATGTACGAGAATGTGAAGACGTCGTTCGCGAAGGTGAACTCTTGAATCTGAGCGTCGTACTCGTGCGGGAACGCCCAGTAAATCCAGCGCTGATTACCTTCGGCGTCGCACGCGCCTTGTCCTGCGACCGGCTGCCATACCTCTTTGGAGAATCGAGCGTTCAGCAGACCGTCGCCGAACTGCACGCCGACGAAGTCGGTCGCCGACGCAATCGGGTCCTCACCGGTCACGAGTGCGATCAGGTCGACGTCGAGCGTGCAGAGATTCACGGTCTGCTCAACCCAATTCAGGAACCCCGGGTCCTGCTCGTTCACGCACGGCTCGCCGTTCGCCTTCCGCTGTAGGAACCGAGTTCCCTCTTCATAGTTCGGCGAGTTCTGAATTTCGATGAAAGAATCGGTCGTGACCTGCGCCGATCCATCACCGAATACGGGAGCGCCGCAGGCGTCGAGCAGCGTGAACCGCGCTACTTCCGCCTTGATCGGGGCTTCGCATACGGGCATTACAGTTCTCCGTTCAGAATCGGGATGGCGAATAGGCAGCAGTCCCAACCGAGCACATACGTACGTTCGGCGATCACTTCGACCGTGTTCACATCACGATCGAACGACTCGGCGACGCTGAACCGCGTAGGTGTCCGCTCCCGGGAGTAGAACACTTCCCCGGTGGCGTACATCCAAGTGGTGCCTACGGGCGTCGTCGAGCCGTCCGGAGCGGTTCCCGGATAGTCGCCGACGACGACTTTCGAACCGATCTTCGTGAACATCCGGCCTGCCCGCGCCTCAATGAGGTCGTGCATGGAAGCCAGTGCCGCGAGACGAATCGGCATATGGATCGTTGCGACACCGGGGTAGCAGTCCCGCATCGCATCTTCGAGCATTCCGATGCCGATCGCGATCTCTTGCGCCGTCGTCGTCACAACGGTTGCGGCCGGTTGCAGTAGGTCGCCACCGTCCGTCACTTCCGTGTCTGCCGCAAGATGCGGGAACACAACCGTCTGCCCGGCGACAGCGCCGGACCAAAACGCCGTTTCGACGAACCGCGCTTCGGAGCGCAGCAGCGCCTGCTGATTCACTTCGGAAAGTTGGTCCCACTGCCCCACTGGCGAGCAGTCGATACGCGAGTATGCCGTGAAGGCAGTCGCTGCACGCGTCTGCCATGCGGTCGTGGCCGATTTCGCCGGTGGTTCGGGAGCCTGCTCCACTTCCCCGGCGTTCTCGACGATGGCTGTGCAGGGATCATAGGTGCCGCTCGACTCAGGGCAGAGCGGTTCCCATGTGATCCCCATGCGCCAATGGGCATCCGGCAGATCGAGCTGCGTCGCCGTCGACAGCAGATCGAACTGCGGTGCGGTGAACGGCAGCGTTCCGCTGCTGATCAAGAGTCGTCCGCGTGCCACTACCGTTCACCTCCCTTCGTGTTGTTCGCTGTCGTCACGGCTGCTTACGAGCCTGCGCAGGTGAACGTACGAGCGCCGATCTCACCCGATGGGCAGAGAGCGACGGTCACGACGCGGGACTCATGCCCTGGCTTCAGGATCGCGAAGCAATCCTCAGCCCACGCCGCCGTGTGGTCGTTCGTCGCGTTCAGCACGGAGTCGCGCGTCACGCCGAGATCGAGCGACATGGAGTTGCCGCGCACGAACGTGCCGGGAGCGAACACCATGTAATCCATCGTGTCGGGCCACTCCGTGAGCGCTGTCGCGCCACCAGGCGTTGCGGTTCCGGGTGCACCGGGCTCGCGTACCTGCCAGTCGCCGACGAACTGCACACGAGCGCCACGCAGGTTGAACCAGTCAGCAATCATGCCGTTGGTGACGCCGAAGACGTCGATGCCGTCACGGTTCGCGAGGTCGGCGCGGATCACGGCGTTCGCCCACCGGGGGAGCACGACTTCGAGCACGGCATCAGAACACATGCTGTACTTCTCGCGGTAGTCAGTGATGCTCAGTTCGATCGACTGAAGCAACGCCGACGTCGTCGCGCCGAGCAGGCCGGTGTGATCGACGGCGATCGATGCTGAGATCGGGTCGCCCGACCCGCCACCGTTCAGCATGATGTCGATGATGGCGGCGTTCGTCGCCTTCGCGCGGATGGCGAACACGAGGCGTAGCCAGTTCGCGATCAGTTCGGGGTATGCGTAGTCGACCAGGTTACCGGCAGTAACGCAGAATCCGAAGCAGTCGGCGCGACGGTCGACGAAGGTCGGGCACTCGACACGTACGCAGGGCTTGAAGACGGAATCCGACGTCACGGCGTCGATGTCGTCCTGCTCCGTCCACGACCACACGATGTCGGGGATCGCGACGATGTCGCCGAAGCTCGGCGACGTCGGGTACTGCACGCCGCCACGGTTGAGACCGACCGTGGGAAGGTCGATCATGCCGTCTTCGCAGACGATGTTGAAAAAATCGTAAGAGATTTCGCTCGGCGCGCACCATCCGCCTGCGGCCGTGAGAATGTCGACGTCGCTCGCGGCCGTCAGCACTTCATTGATCTGCTTCGGGGTGGCGTTCTCGTTCAGCATGAAGTTGAACTCACGCTTCAGGCTCGCAACGGGGTACATGTTCGGGTTGCCGGTCTTCGAAATCGGGAGCATCCGCGCACGTGCGTGCATGGCCTCAGCGAGTCCATAGATATTCTCGACACGTCCACCCTGCGTGAAGCCGGGAACGTCTGCGGAAGCGATGAGCACGGCTTCGCTGCGTTCTTCGTGCACTCCGGCATCGGGCGCGTACTTGGCGATCTCGCCGAGCCGCAGACGGCGGTTCAGGTCGTACTCAGGCTTCAGATTGTCGGCCGCGAACGCCTTGAGCGTGTTCGCGGTCTCCGTCATAGCGAGCATTGCCGCGACGAGCGGCGTGTCTCCCTGAGCGGCGACGAGTTCCGGCTGCTCAGCGTCGGCGTTCTCGGCGTCTGCCTCGTCGGCGTTTGCCTCGTCGGCCTGCGCGGAGGCATCGGCCGCAGGCCGAACCGAGTTGCGTAGCTCCGCAGCACGTGCTTCACGTGCGAGTCGATCCGTCTCACGGTCGGTCGTGACGTCTTGAGCAGCCTTGATCTGCTTGCCGAGTGTTTCCAGCTCCGTCAGCGCTTCATCCGTGAGCCCGGTGCCGTCACCGTACTTGGCATCGAAGGCTTCGCCCAGCTTCGTAAGAAGTCCAGACAGCTCGGCGTCGTTCATTTCCGCCAGCCGAGCATTAAGCTCTTCGGTGCCCTCTGGCAGGTTGAACCCGCCTTCGCTGTTCTTAGGCATTTCATCCCTCTATGTATTCGGGTAGATACGCGGATCATACATCGATTCGAAGGCGTTCCTTTCGAAAAACCTTCGAATCAACGGTTAGTTCTGATTTGCAGGCGCAGGTGCGGCCTGCTGTGATTTCGCCGTGGTCACGACCACGCCGCCGCGCTCACGCGCGATCCGGGCTTGATCCTCCGTCGAGAAGTGGTTGATCGTGCCCTTTTTCTTGCTTCCGCAGTTGCATCCCATGTCAGTTCACCTTTCCCGCTGCGAGGTGCGCAGCGAAGCTGTGTACGCGCGACGCGCGGTCGCGTCCGATCGATGCCGCGATGCGTTCGGCGGCGGCGTCGGCGTTGAAACTCAACGTCTGTGGCTCGACGATACGGCCGAACCGCACCGGCACCGTGACGTGTTCGAGCTGCCCGGCCTTCATGCTCATGAAGGCATTCGAGCGCTTCGGGAAGCCCGGCACCGGCACGAGCAGCGCACCGGCCAGCTCACGCTTACCCGGCTTCTCACGGTGCGGCCCCCAGTCGCCCGAAAGCTGGCAGGCCATCATCCGGCGAATCTGGTCAGGCGTCACGTCTGGCAGCACCGCGCCCGCGATCCACACGCCGCGTGAATTCTCGCCGACACGAACCGTGGCGACGATCGAGCACGAATTGTCGTAGTGTTCGCGGCGAGCCGCACCGACGACGCGAGGAGACGCTACAGCGTGGCCGCAGTCCATCGTGATCGGACCGGTAGCCACGCGTGCGTATCCGCCTTTGCCGTCGTCGGCGAGCGTGACACGGTTCATCCAGATCCCGTAGTCAACATTGCCCATCGGCACCGTGACGCGCTTGTCCCGGATACCCCGGTGGGCGACGTGCTTCGGTGCGAGGTACCCGAAGATCCGGCCTTCGTCCGTGACCGTGATCGCACCGATCTCAGGCTCATCGGCGGGCTCGTCGAACCACGCTGTAGGCGGAAGATCGGGAATCTCCATCACGAACGACGAAGCAGTCACCGGCATGTCGATGGGTTCGACGTCAACCGGCATACCTTCCGGCACCGGCTGGTCGAGATAGAGCCGCGCTTCGACGTACGCCGGGATGTCGACGAGCGTCGCAGCGCGGATGCGTCCGGAGTGGTACACGACCATTTCGGGGATCATGCACGCCATGTCGGGCCCATCGTTGTCATCGAGCAGCGTTCCGGCATCGTCCGGTGCCTCTTCGAGTGCACACGAGTCCGGAAAGACGTACTCGACGTTCAATCCCTGCGGATCTTCGGGATCATCAGCGTCGATCGAAACACCTGCGAGGAATCCAGGGTCTTCACGCGTGCCCATCTGCTCGGCCGCACGCCGCCCCCATTCGGTATCCAGGTTGATCACGCCGGTGCCGTGTAGTTCATTGCCGACGCGCGTGATCGTGTCGATGCGTCCGACGTTCACGACCTTGTCGGTAGCCATCCCGCCATGTGCTCGCTCGTACATCCATCCGAGTGGAATTTCAAGCGATGCTGTGTCGCCGAGCTGGGGCCACGTGAGTGCGCCCGCTGCGAACTGTCGGCCGTCACCGGTCGGCGTTCCTTCGACGACGAGCACACCCGACCACGGCACCGTGTTGCGCATCGCGGCAGGCATGGCGGCGTCTGCGCCATCTGCGGCTTCGGAGGCGTAGAGCGCCGCCACCTGCGCCTCAGCTTCGTCGCGTGTCGCGTGGCAGCCTGCAAGTTCGTTATCTGCGTCCTTCACGACGGCGAACTCACCAGCGTCGCAACGCTCGTCGCCTTCGACAATCGACCACGGCATTTCAGTGTCCTCAATCCGGTAAGCAGCGGCGTTCAGGGTTACGGTGCCGGTCGACGCGGTGTTGAGCGCATCGACGTCGATGATCGTGATCGTCGTGCACCGACAGTTGATCACTTCGCCCGGTGGTCCGGCCGGGTCGCCGGGGAAGTCGAGCGACGCGCCACCGACCGTGAAGGGCTCGTTTAGGCCGACCGTCTGCCCGTCTGCATCGACGTGCGTCGGACGCGTGCGGGCGTCCTCGGCCGCCTGCCAACGTCGCGAGAACGCGTCAGCACTGCCGAAAGCGCTTGCGGCGCGGCGTACGCTCGCGGCGTTCACGGTGTTGCGCGCGCCATGCGACTCCGTACGTGCGATCACGCGCGCGCGCGGCTCCGTGACTCCGGCCGCCTCGCGTACGCGCTGCGCAATCGTCGGAATGTCCTCACCGGCGGCGAGCCCTGCCGCGATCTCTGTGCGCGCGTTGAACCACAACTCATTGCCGATGCCGACGAGCCGATTCTTTGCCTGCGCAAGATAGAGCTGCGTGTCGAGCGGTTCGTTCAAGAACGGCAGATCGCCCAGTGCACTGCTCAAGGCACGTGCGGCGTCCTCGCTCGCAATCGACATCGACACCGTGAGCGCTGGAATCAGTTTCGCGTCGACATACTCATTCCACAGCGTTGTGATGATGTCGACGACGGCCGTCGACAGTGTCGACAAGTTGTTGTGTTCGATTTCTTCGGCCGCTGCCGCAACAACTAGCACGAGTCCGGCCGCAATAAGCGCTTCGTATTCTTCGGATGCTGCTTCGAGTTCTTCGATGGACTGCGGTTCGAGTTCAGCCACGGTCCACCCCCGTCAGCAGGCGACGTGCACGCTCAGTGATGTCGACTGGCATATCTTCGATATCCGTCTGTGCCTCAGTGGGGTCGGGATTCGCTGTGTCGACGGCTGTGTCGTTTCGGTTATCGTCCGGCGTTGTAGGTACCTGATTGGTTACCGTGAGTTGCCGCTTCAGTTCGATGATCCGTGCAAGTTCCTCTTCGTCCGGCTGGTCGGTTTCCGAGAAACCAAGCTCACGCAAGAACGCAGGGCCGGACAGCTCGCCTCGGTCGTAGGCTTCGATGGCCTCTTTCGACCGGTCGGGCCGCATGACGATTTCACTTGGGTCATACCAGATAACCGCTTTACCGCCCCGAGGTCCGGTGAGCGCGCGCCCCTCAGCTTCCAGCGTCGGGTACAGGAACCCTTCCGTGAAGGCGTGGCAGATCATTTCCATGTCGGGCGTGATGTGCACTTTGATGCCCGACTCTTCGATCTGTGCCGCGCCCCAGTGCGTCATATCGCCGAGCCCCGTCAACTGCTCGGCCGGGATGTCGAGCGCTGTCGCAAGGCGTGTCACAGCCCCGTTTCGCTGATCAAGCATCCGCTCAGAGAACGGGTTCGACAGATCGATCACGTGAATGAGGTCGGAAATCTTGACGTCCGAATCGCCGAGATCAGCGCCGATCGGAATCTTAATGGTTGCCTGCGCACTCGTCGGGTCGGCGACACCTTTCGAGCCGACATCGACGAGCAGTTGCGCGAAGGGGTCGACCGACTCGGCGCTCACCGGAGTCGGAAGGTCGGGGAAGCTCAGCTTCCCACGGTCGTACAGGATCACGCCGTTCGCAGCCATGCGCGAGATGGTCTCAGCGATGATGCGGCGATTGATGAGGTCAAGTTCCTTCATCGCGCCAAGCGCGTATGCTGCGCGCGAGGTCGCTCGCCACCCCCAGCGGGGATGCGGACGCCAAAAGCGCACGACGAGCGTATCGACGGGGAGTGATTCCCATGCGCGCGAGCTTTCGCCCGTCCGAATCTGATACTCTCCGTTGCGAATCCGCAACTCGTCAGCGCTATACACCTTCCACGTGCGCTCGCCGAAGATGTCTTCGACGCCGCATAGCCAGCCTTCGCCGGGCACGTTCAGGTGAATGGCGGTCTCGCCGAGAATCTGCGACTGGCCGCCGATGCCTCCGGCGAACTCGGCAACGAGATCAGCGATCGGCCCTTCCGTGATCGGAATCGGTTCGTCGCCTCCCGGCATGAACTCGGCAGCGATGAGCCGAACGCGGCTGATCGCGTTCGCCTTCCAGTTCACCGCTGCCGAGAATTCTTCGAGCCGCTGGTAGTAGTCCCAAAGTTGGTCTTGCTCGCTCGTGTACTCGGGATCATGCATCCGGCGTGGCGGAATGACGGCAGCAGACGCCGTCACACTGTTGAACGCCGGAAGACGCATGGTCGCCCCTAGTCTGAATCGATGCGCCCGATCAAGCCGACAATGGTCGACGTCGCGAGCCACAGCAGCGCGAACATAAGGTAATCGAGCCCGTACGCCTCCGATACTAGCAACGATCCCGCTCCGGATACCCAAAATCCAAGGCACCACGGGCACGAGAGCATGTACGCCAGCTTCGAATTGAAGTGAACAGTCTGCTCGAAGAGATACTTCAAGTTCTCGTCGTCGCCTGCGTGCTTGGCGATCCACCGTTCTTCGAGCCGTTCGCGAAGCCGTCCGAAGACCGGTTCCGCGATCGTGTCCTTCACGACGAAGCGCGTCACGCGGTAGCAGGCGAGCGCGAGCACCGCGAAGAGTACCGCATCATGCATCCTGGTCGGGTCCCTTCCGCTTGGGCCACGCCTTCACGGTGGCGAGCACGAGCGCGCCGAAGGGGATCGACGCCGCTAGCGCCGCCTGCCAGAGCACGACTTCATTGACCTTCGCGTCAACGTAGTAAGCGACGAGCGCGAGTACCGCAGCACCGAACACGTAAACGATGCTGCGAGGCGCGCTCGTGTTGTTGTTGTTGTTCTCGCCCATGTCGATCATCCCCTTACAGTCCTAGCAGCTTGTTCCATGTGATCGGACCTGCGATGCCGTCGACCGGCTTCGCGTGCTTCGACTGGAAGTCGCGCAATGCAAGCTCGGTCTGCTTGCCGAAGATGCCGTCAACCGTGAGCTTGTACCCCCACGCGATGAGCAGCCCTTGCAGCATCCGAACGCGGCTGCCCTTATTCCCGCGCTGAATCGTCGGCATCTTGTTCCCCAACTTCGTTCCGGTGCTCGGCTTCGACGGCTTCGCCGGAGGCGGTGTGTCATCGCCCATCGACGCGATGCGCCACGATGTCGAGCCGTTGTCGTAGTTCGTCGTGCTGCGGCCATCCGGCCCGTTGCCCACCGACACGTGCACGTGCTCTTCGTGCCCGCTCTTGCCGTGGTAATCCTCCGGCTCGAAGTCGTTCGACCGCTCATAGATCTTGTGATTGAAGATGACATACCGCAGGTTCGGATGCGGACGTGCGATCAGGTGAGCGACGAACTTCGGCAGGCTCAGCCCTCCGTCGCCCTTCACATCGGCTGCGCAGTACACACCGGCAGCGTTCGCGTTGTGATCCGACCAGGTGTTCTTGTGTGCCTCGTCGCCGACGATCCACACCGTCGTCCCCGGATACGTCGCTTCGATCTCGTTTTCGAGCCGAGCAATGCTCTTTGCTGACCTAGACATCTTCGACCCCCGCTCGACCGATGATTTCTGCATTCATACCGAGAATGTAACATAATAACTTCGTACAGTTATACAAAAGAACACGCTAAAGCCCCGGACGTTCGTACAGTCCGGGGCTTTAAATGGTTGAAAAGTTAGGCCGCTCGGGTGAGTGGTTCGACGGCGCGGATAGTCTGCATAGCGCGACGCATGGCGCGTCCCTTGGCGACACCGAGCGAGTACGGCGTCACGGCGTATACGCCCGACGCCATGCGCGACAGTTTCGGCTGCCCGGCAACCACGATGTGCACCGACCATTGCCACCGGTCGCCGATCTTGCGCACTTGCAGATAAGCGCGGCCGGTGCGGTCGCTCGTGTTGACCTGCGCGATGTACCGAACCTGCACTTCGCCGGTCCACTCGTTCGGCTCTTCGAGCTTCGTCCACTTCATCGTTTCGTCCTCTCGTCGTGTCCCTCAACTATACCCCATGCAGGTCGCTGACCTGCGGTGACAACCCTACAAAATAATTTCTAAAAATTTATGCCTGCCCGCTAGACACCGTGCCTTCGGGCGGTATATATTTAAGAGGTCAGCAAGACACACGATGAGAGGACGATCCGATGAACACCGTTACCGCTTACGCCGAGAACATCACCGTCAACTGCGTCCAGTACGGCGAATACCAGGTGATCGACGACGCGGCCAGCGTCGGGAAGCGGTACCCGGTCGTGATCGGCCACGCAACCATCGTGCGCGGGTTCGTGCACTACATTGGCGACCGCTACACCGCCCACAAGGGCCTCACGGCCGTGATCGCTCCGACCGCTGCTGAGGGTCCCAACTATGACGAGACGATCAAGCGCGTGCTGCGCGAAGGGCTGGAGAACGGCCGCGACGACCGGCGCTAGACAGCTTGACCCCGGGGCCGTTGACCGGCCCCGGGTCCCACGACGACATGACGACAGACGAAGGACATTGACATGAACATGCACACCGTTCGCACCAACATCTTTGCCGAGCTGCACCGCGCCGTGACCCGCCGCAACATCGCTCGTCACCAGGCTAACGCGTCCGTCACCGCATGGTGGGAGCGTCAAGCGCGGTACCTCGCGGCGAAGCTCGGTACCGACCTTGTCGAGCTGCCCGACCGCCCCGGCGTCCTCGTGCCGCGCCTCTTCACGAAGATGTACTACTAGACAACTGCTCGACACCGTGAGCCCGTCCCTTCGGGGGCGGGCTCATCGGCGTGGAATGAGACTCGTCGGGATGCCGGACGGGAAGCCGGGGATGAACGAGTTCGGGAATACCGCACCGGGGCCGACAATCCCGGCCGTCAGATCAGCAGCATTGAACGCCTGCCGCGAGTCCGACACCGGTGGAATCCAGATGCCATCGAAGAACGCGAGCAGCAGCGCGTCAGCGATGTCGGGGGACCGGCCGAGCCGTTCTTTCACGTCTTCTTTCGGCTCGACGAGGATGCGTCCGTTCTTCTCCAGGTAGCGCGGCATGGTCAGCTCCGCAATAGCGTCGTCGTCGAGATTTGCGAGTGACCACGCCCTGTCGCGGGACAGCTCGCGGCCGTGCCACCATGCCTCAGCGCGGATGTTCACGAAGCGCTTCGGGAAGTTCGAGCGATCGGAGAACTTCACGCTCTCGATCGCCACGCCTTCGGACTTGAGTTCCTTGCGCAGCATTCCGGCGAGACCCCACCCGACACCGATCGTGTCGACATTGACACGCGTCAGTCCCCATCGCCGGATCACATCGGCAAGCTTTTCGGCTGCCGCTTCGGGGTCGCGTTCCTGGAACGATTCGATACGGCCGACAGCGTCGTTCACGCGCTCGACGAGCACCGTGCGGTCACCGCCCGCGCCGATGTCGAGCCCGCCGACGCGGACGGGGTCGGCGTCATAGGCTGGTTCGATGTAGCGACACGCGGCGGCGTGTACTTCGGAGATCACACGCCACGGGTCGGCTGCGCCGGTCGGGAAGTGTCCAAGTACCTTCGCCTGATACAGCGCCGACTCTTCGCCCCACTCGGCGCGCCGATCTTCCGCCCACTCCGGCGAGATCAGATAGTCGAGCAGTTCGGCCGGGACGGCTTCGCCCGTGAGCGCAGGCGCGTGCTCGATCCCGATGTGAATCACGTTGTACGGGCTCGACGGCTTGCACGCCGTTGCCAACGGCGAATGCGGCAGGTCCGGGTTGCCGATCGCGAGGATGCGACTCAGCCGGTTCGATGCGATCGACTCGGCCGCTTCCCAGATCTTCGTGTCGACGCCGGAGGCTTCGTCGAGAATGACGAGTACGTACTTCGAGTGCACACCCTGGAAGGCGGCTTCATTGTCCTTCGACGTGGTGCGGCCGAAGGCAACAAGTTCTTCGCCCCCGGCCTCGTTCGGGATGTACCACTCAGCGAGGTTCACGCGGCCAAAGAGGTTCGCGCGCCCATGCAGGCGGCCGATTTCACGCCAGAGCAGCGCCTTCACCTGCGGTGCGGTCGGCGCAGTCGAGAGTACGAAGGCTTCGCCGGGCTTGTGCGAGGCGATCCACCACGCAGCCGTCACGGCTGCCGTGTACGTTTTTCCCACGTTGTGACACGAATGTACGGCCGTTCGGCGATTGTCTCGAACGCTTTCGATTACTTCCCGCTGCTTGGACCATAGAAAGGTATGTGCTTTTTCCGTGGCCCACCGGACCGGGTCTTGAGTCCAGTCGATCGCCGCCGCATCGACTTGGTCTAGCTCAGCAATGATCGCGCTAGCTAGGTCAAGATCCGACTCGTTCATATCCTCATGATAGCGTTGAAAAGTCCGGCAGCGCGGGAACGCTCCGGACACGGCCGATTGGTAAGGAATCGACATGCCCAAGCGTACCTGCACGTTCGCATCATGCACCCGCGACGTTCGCACTAAAGGTCTCTGTCACGCTCATTACAACCAGGCGAGTCGTGGACGCGCGTTGACGCCGCTCAAATCACGGCAGACGGGAACCCCTGCCGAACGTTTCTGGCTAAACGTCGACAAGACTGATACATGTTGGCACTGGACCGGAACCCTTGGGGACGACGGTTACGGCCGTCTGAGCATCGACAACAAGTACACGCTAGCTCACCGATTTGCGTACACACTGCTTGTTGGTCCGATCCCCGATGAACTCGTTATCGATCACGAGTGTCATAACCGTGATCTGTCATGTCCGGGCGGACCCTGCGAGCATCGACGCTGCGTCAACCCCGCGCACATCATACCGAGAACTATCGGGCAAAACGTAATCCGTGGCGCAAGATGGCGTAAGCATCGACAGTAAATAAGAACGGCCGCCCGAAGGCGGCCGTTCGCGGTACTACAGGATCGGGCTCGGCGTTCCTCGACGCGCCCATGTCTTGTGCTTGACGGTCGAGCGACGCTGCCGCTGCTCGTACCACTCCTTGATCGCCGTGTACTCGAAGACGAACTTCGCGCGGCTCTTGTTGGCCTTGCGCCACGTCTCGTCGGTCTCGATCCGCAGGCGCATCAGCCGGGGGTCGGCCGCCTTGTTGCTCAGCATGAGCATGTTACGAAAGTGATCTCGTGAGTACCCGAAGTGGTCGGCCGCCTGATCGGTCGTGAGCAGGTCACCCGGTTCGTAAATGATCACGGTCTTCATCCTATGTCTTCCCTTCGTCGTGTTTCTAGTAGTCGTACGGACCGGCGTCCGTCACGCGTTCGATGTGTGTCGTGTCGTCGCTGCACGTCGTCGGCACAGGTTCGGCCTCGTCGTCGTCGTCGTCGTCGAAGGCTCGGGAACCGATCACCACCGCGACAATCGGACCGGCCGCAAGTACTGTCATGCCTCCGACGTACACCCATGCATTCATGTTCATACTTTCAGGTAGGTTTCTGCCAGCGCAATCAGCGACAGCGCCGGGCACGTCATGACCGCGCCGACAACAAGCAGCATGAGGCCGACGCGCTTCGGATCAAGGTTCATTCCGTGTCGGGCCCGAACATCGAAGTCATGATGTCGTCACGCCGACTGGTCGACATGTCGACGACATCTTGCGCGAAGCGTTCGAGCCTACGCAGTGAGACGTGCGCGATCGGCGAATTCCGCAACAGTGCAAGTGCCGCCTGCTCTGCGACGACACGTTGTTCTTTCGTGACATCTTCCGCCTGCACGGCTTCGATCTGCTCGGCAAGAGCCTGTACGCCTTCGGCGAAGCCCTTGAGTTCGAGCGCTGTCACGGTCGGAGTGAACACGATCATCTGCTCTGTCATGGTCATCATTCTTTCAGGTCGTCTTACAGCGGGTCGGCGCTGTGCGTGGAAGTTTGTAATCGAGTGCGCCGAACGCCGACCCCTTGTGTTGCTGCTGCTCGAACCTATCAGAACGATCGGGCGACGTCGATGCGGTCGGCGTGGAAGTCGAGCGCCTTCGCGAGCCGTTTCGCGACCTTCTCAAAGGTGTTGCCGGTGACGCGCACCGACCCGGCTGTGAGCACGAGCGTCTTGCCCCTGCGGACGATCGAGCCGCCCACGGTGCGGCCGTCGAAGGCGGCCGTCACGATGGCGCGGCCGGGAGCGTCGCGCAAGATGGCGACTTCGTTCGTGTAGTTGTAGGTACCGGCTTCGACGTCGCGATCGATCGCCTCTTCGATCGAAGCGGATTCAACCTCAGGTGCGAACGCGTAGTTGGTGCGGTTGCGCTTGCGCTGAGCAGCGGCGCGCGCCTCGTTCTCGGCGTCGATGCGTGCCTGTACCTGAGCGGCGACGTCCGCTTCCGTGCCGAGCACCGCGTCGAGCAGTTCCCCGGCTTCGACGTCGGCCTTCGCGTAAGCGAACTCGATCGCGGCGACGAGCTGCGCCTTCTTCATGGTCGATCGACCGGCGATGTCGTACTCAGCGGCGAGCTTGCGGAGTTCGGAGACGGTCATGTCGTTCAGGTTCATCGTTTCGTCCTATCGTCTGTGTCGGTCTTGCTGATGAAATAAATTTAGCATAGAGCTGAGGGACCCCGCAAGGGGGTCCCTCATTTAATCATTTTTGCTGGTCACAGCCCACCCGGTCGTGTTCGACCGGTAGCGGTACCATGGGTGTCCGTTCTCGTATCGCGACGGGTGCCGCTCGTCGGGACCGGGCATGATCGTGTCCGGCGCGTAGCGCAGCCGCTTAGGGCGTGGTCCTTCCCCGGGAACGTAGATGTAGATGCAGCGATCGGTGCGGCTCACCTTGAGCACGAGACGGCCGTCCGGCAGTGTGTCGCCCGGACACACTTCACGCGCTCTCATCGCTGATCGGCACCCTTGTGTTTGCCGTAGTGCTTGGCGAACGGGTTTTTCAAGCTGTCGCGCACACGTTCAGTCTCAGGGTCGGTCTCTTTCGGCCGCACCGGCTTCGAGCCGGTGCGGGGTGGCCGTGTCATCGTCAGTCCTCTTTCTCTTCGTCGTGTGCGGAGCATTCCGCCTTGTCGATCTCGGTTCGGCCGTAGCAGCCGATCGTCTGGCAGCACAGCAGCGCCCGGCATAGCTTCGTGTACGCCTTCGTGTGTTCCTCGTGCTTGCTCTCGGCGCTCTCAGTGCCGAAGGTGCGTGCGCTCAGCCGGGCAATGCGCACCTTGCGTTCCTGGTCTGCAACCACGGTCACCACGGATTCCGGCAGCTCAGGTAGGTACGGAACGATCTCTGCGGGCGCGTGCTGCGCCGGATCGCGGTACCCGTGCTTGTCTTCGAAGCGCTGCGCGCCGCCGAATGCTCCGTTGCGGTTCTTGTAGACGAACCGCTTGACCGGCTTCGCGCTCGGTCGGTCGCCCCGGTGCTGCACGCTCAGCTCGGCGCGGCCGTCGCTGTAGTTCAGCAACGTGTACTGAAACGCGGCGCTGCGCGCCTGCTGAACGTTGATCTGCTCCGGATGCAGGTTCCACACCAGTTGCATGTTTCATCCTTTCGTCGTGTGTCGATGAAGAAAAATTTAGCACGCGCTGCGAACGGACGCAAGCCGGGGCCGATCCTTCGAGGTCGGTCCTTCGTGCTACTCTGATGTAAATCGACAACCGACGAAAGGATCATGATCATGAAGTGCAGCGGATGCGGAGAGCACTGCCCCGGATGCAACCGGCCTGCGCCTGCGCCTGCCCCGGCTCCGAAGTGCGTCGTTCTGTGACGCCCGAAGAGCAGGCACGACTTACCAACGGCGACATGTCGGACGGGTACCACACGCACAACGAGCTGTATCAGTACCGGATGTTGTACAACGTGCACACGTTCCTTGCCTTCGATGCGGTCGGCTGGCAAGTCACCAGGTCGTGGCGGCATCACAGCGGCGAAGAGTGCTTTGGCGGTGACTGGTTCGTCGTGCAGGCGGACACTCCGGCCGGACAGATCACGAACCACTACCGTGCCGAGCACTGGAATCTCTTCGCAGGCATCACCAAAGTCGAGACGTCGCCCGCGTGGGACGGCCACACGCCGCCTGTCGCAGCGCAGCGGCTCGAAGCCGCGATTCCGTTCCTGCGCGAGCGGTTCGCACAGATCACCAAGATCAACGGTATCGCCGTCACCACGGCGTGCACCGGCTGCGGCAAGTGCGATTACTGTCAGAGAAACAACGACGAAGGGTAAGCCCATGTACTACACCACGCGCCCCGGCTGGAATGTCGAGACGACACACCCGGTCGAAGAGGGGCAGTCGGAGAGCGAACCACTCTGTCCGGCTGGCAACTGCATCACCGGGATCGATCCGGCAATCGCCTTCGCCACCGACTGGGGTTCGACGGCATTCCAGGCGCAGACCACGGACGGCGACGGGAACAACCACGTCGTTGTCGTCCGCGCGGTCGAGCCGTAGGAGGGTCCCGGCTGTGAAGCCGGGACCGACGAAAGGCCGGACCCTTCGGGGTCCGGCTTTCGTCGACCCCTAGGTGTTACCGTGAACCCTACAAAAATAAGTTCGATTATTTATGTCAGAGTCACTAGACAGGACCTCCGGACCGGCGTAGGCTTCAGGGACAAGCAAGACGACGAGACGATAGGACGAAACAATGATCAAGCCCGGCCGCTGCCTCACCCGAATCGCCGAGACCGGTAAGAACTTCGAGCAGTGCGTTCGCGAGCACGGCCACGACGGCGAGCACACGACCACCCGCGAGCCTGAGACCGTCCCGGCCGCGCCGGGCGTGAAGGCGTCCGCCATGTACAACGTCACCCCTGCTAAGGCACAGAACATGTTGCGGGACCTGAGCAATGAAGCGCTGTCGATGTCCTACGACGAGGCCGTTCGCCAGCTTCCCGGCAAGGAAATCAGCATGGTGCTTGACTGGATCGGCACCGAACTTGAGCGCCGCATGGGAACCGAGCTGTACGAAGCATGGCTCATGGACTTCTCGGGAGAGGACGGGAACTCCGTTCCTGCCATCGGATACCTCAACCGCAAATAAAGTGGGACCCCGGGGCTTCGGCCCCGGGGAACTATGATAATATTCAAGTACCGACGATAGGATGAGAACATGGAAATCAAGATCAGTTTCACGCTCAACATGAACGACGAGCAGATGCACGCGTGGGCGAACGAATACGGGCTCGACATGGGCAAAGTGTCGTCCGACGCCACCGGTCATCTCGGCGAGATCGTGCGCGAAACCGTCAAGAACATCTCGCACGTGCAGGACTTCACTAGCGTCACTGGGTTCACGGTGAAGTGATGATCTTTTGGCGACACCTCTGCATTGCCTGCGTATTCCTCGCAGGCGTGTTCATCATCGCGGCCGTGCTCGGGGGTTCGTGATGTACCCACCGGGATACTGGACATTGCTGCTCGTCTACACAGCGATATTTGCTGTGCTGTTCATCGGCGGGTACCTGCTCGTTTCGTGGCTGACGTAGAACCTGCCTGCGATACTCCGGCTTCGGCCGGAGTATCCAGGGGAGGAGCTACCTCCGATCATCCGACGAAAGGACGACAACATGGGAACTTCCGGCAACATGGCATTCGTGATCGACGGCGAGACGAAGGCCGGATACGTGCACTTCGATTCGTACCCGTCCGGGCTCGGTGCTGACATGCTCGAATGGCTGCGCGAGAACTACGCGAAGCCAGAGACGTACGCGGCCGTACAGGCGCTCAAGGTGGTCGACGACTCGTCGACTCCTACGCCCGAGCAGATCGAAGCCCTGAAGCAGTACGCGAACACGAACGTGTCGACGAAGCAGCTCGACGAGTGGTACGTACTGCTGCGCGAGACGCAAGGCGATCCGGCAAGCACGCTCGCGGCCGGGTACGTGTACGGAGACCGCAAGATCGAGCCGTACCGGCTCGGCTACTTCGGCGAGTATACGTACGTCGTTAACTTCGACAAGCGGACGTTCACGGCGTCGGGGTACGGGCATCTGCTCGGACACTGGTCGTTCGATGAGCTGCCGACGAAAGACGAGTTCCTGAAGCTCACCGAGAACGACGAAGACGAGGACTGATCATGCCGAACGACGAGTACGAAGACGCGTACACCTGCGGCTCCTGCGGCGAGCGCGTCGAAGACTGCGAGGACATGCAGCGACACGACCACGGGAAGGGATAAGCGATGAAGAGCAAGCAGACGCGCGCACAGCGCTCCGAACTCAAGCGACGCGGCATCACGCCGGGCAAGGTCTCGAAGTCGAACCCGAAGGGGCAGGCTTCCGGCGGATGGTCGCCGTTCGGCACGAGCACGGCGACTCCGGCTCGGATGGAACCGGTCGACGATGTCGCATACGACGCCTTCGACCGCGTTAAAGGTAAGTGGTTCCGCCACGCGCCGAAGGCGGGGAAGTGATGGCGCGGCGTCAAAAGCGTGAGTTCTACATCGTGTGCAAGTACGCCGATCCGGTCGACGGGGGCGAGCACATCTCATGTACCGACGTCACGGTGTACGGCAAGCTCGACGCAGCGAAGGTAGTCGAAATCATGGACGTGTGCGCCGAGAAGTTCGGCGTCGATCGGGCGAACCTGGTCATCACGTTCTTCGCCGAGCTGGAATCATGAGCGCACCGCCACCGGCCTTCGAGTGGTTGTACCTGAAGAACGGCAGGGTCACGCACGCGCTGAGCACATTCACCGGCTCGCGATTCTCGGCCGAGTGCGGCATTGCCGGGTGGGCAGGCTGGTACGGCACCGGAACGCAGGACGAATACGACCAGGCGGCCGAGCTGCCGCAGTGTCAGAACTGCGTGAAGGTGATCGGTCCGAAGGTAGTCGGCCGCCATGTCCCACGGGGCCGCCCGTGATCGATCCTTCGGACTGGGATCTAGCGGCGGCCGGAATGCTGCTCTTGCTCTTGCTGTACGTCGCCGGACACTACGCCGTGGCGTCGATGCACCTCGCGTATGCTGGTTGACCTGCAAGAACAAAATAATTCAAAAATATTTGCCGTAGCCCTTGCACCTTCGTGCAGGGGCTACTAAGCTTGGCTATACCAAGGACGAAACGACGAAAGGACAAAAACAATGTCGAACCTCACCGCTTCCCAGATCGCCATCAACATCAACTTCTCGGGCCTCCAGGGCATCGACGCCGTTTGGGCGACCGTTTCGGACGTGAAGGCGGCGTACTTCGACGCTGCCGACCTCTCCACTTCTTCGCTTGACCTGCTGCGTGCGCTGACGCGCGGCGCGTCGGTCCTGCGTGCGGAGGGGCGCGACGCGGAGGCCGCAGCGGTCGAAGGCGAGCTTTCCCAGCTCGAAACCGAAAAAGTCTTCACCGTGGGCGACCACATGGACCTCTACACGGAACGGTACGGGGTGGAGGCTTCGGCCCTCGCGTTCTAATCGCCGGAGCCCCGACCCCTTGCGGGTCGGGGCTTCGTGTATTATCATCATAGTTGCTAGTCAACACGACGATAGGATGAACCGATGTACATGGAAGAACTCATTCCCCTCGAAGGCGAAGAGTACCGCGAGTACCGCGCCCGGACCGGTGCGGACTATTCCACCTGGTACCACGCCCGTACGAAGTCCGTTCAGGCGCGCATCAACACCGTGAAGGCGTCGCTAACGCCGGTGCAGCGTGAGGCGGCGCAGACGCGGGCGCGGGAAGTCGTGTCGGAGATGCTGAACGAGTGGGCAGCGCTCCGCAGCGTCGCCCGGGGATACAGCGAGTAGGAACATGTCGCCCCGCCCGGAAGGGTGGGGCACTCAAGACGATAGGACGAAACGATGAAGCTCGAAGACGCCGAAAACCTCGCACTCACACTCATGGAAGACAACGGGGTCGGCAACACTTGGTCATTCAGGTTCGATAACGCCAAGCGCCGCTGCGGCGCGTGCCATCACGGGAAGCGCATGATCACGATGTCACGGCACTTCGTGACACTGAACAGTGAAGCGGACGTGCGCGACGTGATCCTGCACGAGATCGCGCACGTGCTCGCCGGTCCGATGGCCTCGCACGGACCGCAGTGGCAGATATGGGCACTCCGACTCGGCGCAAGACCCGAGCGCTGCCAATCAGATGTCGCGATGCCCGAAGGCGGCGTCAGAGGTTTCTGCACGGTGAATTGCACGACGCACCACACCCGGCACCGGATGCCGCCGAGGCGGCTCGCGGACTTGTATCTGTGCAACCGCTGCGGCGCTCCGGTGACATGGGTTCGCGTGAAGTAACTGACGAAAGGACGACACGATGGAACAGAAAGACTACGCAGTGTGTGCCTTCTACCTGCGCGAGGACGCCGGAATGCACCGGCTCGGCATGATGTACAAGTACACGCCGCTCCGGCTGAACGGCTCACGGAACGACGGGAAGCTGTACACGCTGTACCCGCCCGTCGTCGGCGACACGATCCTGCTCATCGACGACACGCAGGGCCTCCACGGCACATTCAAGATCATCGCTCGCGACCTCTCGCACTCGCAGTACGGTTCGGCGAACTGGCCTTACGGCAAGCAGCATTCCGATGTCGGTCCGTACTTCACGTATCTCGTGATCCGGTCGACGGGACTGTTCGTGAACGAAGTCGCAGAGATCTCCGAAGACGGAAAGCACAGTGATCTTGTGTGAAGGGAGGGATGAGCATGGCCGACGACTGGTGCCGCACCTGCGGCGAAGAGGCGGGCGAGTGCCGCTGTAACGAGGAATAGCAAGTACGGCAAGCCCCGGTCTATGCAGGCCGGGGCTTTTATGTTAGAGTTGCAGGACACAGACGAAAGGACGATACGATGAGCCAGCCCATCACTGACAAGCGCGGCAAGGTCGTGCACCGCTCGAACGGTAACGGTAAGCCGCTGTGCAGGCCGCATACCCGAGTCACGTTCAGGGTCACCCTGATCGGACAAGACATGCGGCTGTGCATCGCCTGCGACGACCGCGACCTGCGGGCGCGGTACGAGAACGGAGAGCGGTAATGAAGAAAGTGACCATTACGGCGCTGTACGTTACCGGGCTCGGCCTCATGACCGGCGCGGGGGCAGTCGGCTTCAACGCCGACCCCACGAATGACCTCATGGCGGCACTGTCGCTTGCCATGCTTTTCGTCGGGCTCGCCGTCGCTTCGGCGGCCGTCGTCGGCGCGTGGGAAAGGATGCAGGGATGAGGACACCAAAACCACCGGCCTTGCAAGTGCTCTTCGAGCCGTTCCCGGACGGGGAACACCCCTGGAACCGGGAAGGGTCCGAAGCGTTCGCCGGGCGGTACTACTTCGATGCGCTCGACGCTGAGGGGAATCTCAAGCCGCGCGGTTACCGCGCCGTGCTCGACGGGTGCACCGTGTGCCGCAGGCATGACGACGATCCGCGCAAGCACTGGGACGTGTCGAACGACCACCCCAACTACATGGGCACGCGGAAAACACGGCACTGCGCGCGCTGGAAGCAGGTGGAAACGATCGTGAAGGCGTTCGGCGGCTGGAAGCGGGTGCGCTACGTCGAGCTTGCGGAGTATGAGGGGCTGCAATACCAGCCGATTCCGCAGCGGCGGCGCGAAGTCGTAGCGTGCGGGGTGTGCGGCGGTACCGGGTACGGCGAGTACATCGACGGTACGAAGGGCTTCGCCGACTGCCCGGCCGGATGCGGCTCGTACACGTACCGGGGTCGCGGCGAAGTGCAGATCACGTACGAGGGTCCGGTACGCCCGGACCGGCACGGCATGACGGCCACCCAACTGCGGATGCGCTAAGCTCAACACGGCACACGCTGCCAGTCTCCCGAAAGCCCCGGCTCACGAGGCCGGGGCTTTTCGCTGCCCGAAAAATATTTGAGAAAATTGGGCGCAGGGGTGGACGCCTGCCGGGAATTCGATTAGAGTTGCAGGTACAACACCACAGGGTACGACGATAGGACGACACGATGAACGCTCAGGGCAACGTCAACCGCATCGGGTTCGCGATCCCCACCGGGTACGAGATCAAGGGACACATCATGTGGTCGAAGTCGTGGCTGATCGACGGGTTCCGCTCCGTGAGCGGCACCGATGATCTGATCGGGATCACCACGCACGGGTACGAGATCTCAGGCCGCAAAGACGGTCGGGTAAACCTGCGGATTACGGTCCGGGGACAGATCACGGAGCCGGGCAAGGTGTTCGAGACCGCCGACGAGGCCAAGTACTACGCAACATGGCACTCCGAATCGATCATCTTCGCCTCGCTCGACGAGTACGAGCGACGCGGCGACAAGATCAACTACTGCTTCGCCTAGGACATGAGCCCCGCCGAAAGGCGGGGCTCTTCGCTGCCTACGGACGCCAACCCTTCATACGCGCCTTGCGATCCATCGATTGCGCGGTGCGTGCGAGGGCCGAGTGTGCGCCTTCGTGGCTGCACTCGCGGTAGCACCCGAGCGGGTACTTGCGCCGGAACGCGCGGGCCGGGAGCGCTCCGCAGCGGCCGTGTCCGGCGGCGTGCTCACGCGGGAACGTCTCCGTGTACTCATGAAGCTCGACGTTCGCCAAGTGCGGCGGCGTCAGCGGTTCGGGTTCCTCATAGCTCCACACGGCTAGTCCGCCTCGCGCAGGGCCAGCGCCGCGCGAACGGCACAGTCCTTCGATTCGAGCAGCTTGCGCAGTGCCACGGTCGTCTCTGCGGATGCTGGCAGCGTGGCAGCGAGTTCGTATGCCAGTCCGGCGAACGGTTCGGAGACCGCACGCAGGTCGGCTGGCAGGTGCTCGTACGTGAAGTACGAGAGCAGGGTTTCGGTTGGTGTCTTCGTCGTGTTCGTCATCCGGTGAGCCTAACATGTTCGGTTCGATTGGTAAGCGCTTTCCAAACACGGTGTGATTTCGGGGGCGGGGCGCGGGAGGTCCCCCGCGCCGACAAATCTGACATTCGACCGAAACCCCCCGAAGGGGGTACCCCATCCCATCCCTGCGTCCCGGAATATGTTAGAGTTGTTGGGACACAGACGAAAGGATCACATGAAGATCACGAAGATCAATGCACAGAAGATCAAAGACGATGCTCGTGCAGAGAAGCAGCGCATCATGCGCAGCGCAGGCAAGACGTTCACCACTGCGCAGAAGAAGCGCATGAAGGAACTGAACGGCATCATCGAGCAGGCCGACAAGATCATCGGAGGTAGGTAACCATGCCTAACCAGGACATACCGAAGGATGCCGACCCCGTGTTTCGCGAGGTCATGCGCGCCGTTCGTACGGGAAAGAACCCCGAGAAGAAGCGTCTCGATCAGCTCGACGCGAAGAAGCAGAAGCTCGTGAAAGACGCCATGCGCAGGCGCAAGGGGAAGCACACGCAGGGCTTCCAAGATGGCGTGATCGACACGGGGATGTTCGACCGCTAAGGAGGTAACCATGCCACTACCCAACTGCTCCGCTTGCGGGCAGCGACCACATAAACCCGGCTGCCCCATGGGCGGCGTCGGGAACTAAGCGAGGGGCGATCCGAGAGGATCGCCCCTTTTGCGTGCTCTGCGCAGACACGCCCGAAGATAACTTGCGGGAACCACACTTCTCAAAAGCTATCCCGGTTCCCGCCAACCTTGAGCCCGCCCGACTCAAGTTCAGGGAAGTCGCCGTTTCCCTGAATACCGACCGCCCGCATTCAGGTTTCCGTGAACGGCCCTACGGCCCGCGCTGGCGAACCGGGGGTACTCGGGTATAGGAAAGCGGGTGTGAGGCCGCGAGCGTGGACGCTAGACCCCTTAACGGCCGATCTCTGGCCGTACGGCTACCGTGCCCGCCATGCTGTCTTGCCGCTGCGCGAGAATCGGACCCATCTCGGCGAGCGCTTCGCGCAGCGCCTCGCTCGCCCGCGCGCGCTGCGTAGCGTCGAGATCGGCGGCGTCGAGCGCCTTCGTGAGCGCACGAGCGATCATCTGCGCTTCAGCGCGCAGAGAATCGATGTATCGCTCAGAGAGCCCAGCGCGCACCGCGTCGGCGGCAACCTTCGTCATGTGCTTGCGCTCGTCGCGGCTTTCGCGAATCCACTCGCGCAGCTCCTGCCCGCGCAGCCGCACGGCAATCTCGTAATCGCTCGCCTTCTCGAAGTCGACGCCGTCCGAGTCGATGAGCGTCCGTTCCCGGTGCGCTTCGAGCTGCACGCGCTCATCGATCCACGCTGCCCGGTACGCGCTGCGCCGCACCTCCCCCAAGATCGCATCCCATGGGTTCACGTTCAGTTCGCCCGACCACGGCCGCCGCGCAAGCTCGTATGTCGGGTCGCTCTCGTCGTCCATCTCGTCACCTCTCGAATGTCACGTTCCGTAACCGATTTTTGGGGCCGTGCAGGGGTCGCCGTGCAAGGTGTGCAGGGATCGGTTGCATTTTCAGTTCTACATTCTATGTTGTACTACATATGTTCTAATTTATTGATTCTCACATAAGAGATCAGGATAATCCCTGCAATCCCTGCACATCGCAGCTCAGAGGGCCGTTGAACCCTGCACGCATCCCTGCACACGATCCCTGCACACATCCCTGCACACATCACGTTCAGATAACATACCGAGTGACTAGGACATCACCCGAAGTAGCTGTGCAGGGATCGCTGTGCAGGGATCGGCCTTCGATCCCTGCACAGCAAAATTGTCACTCTCCGTAATCAGATTTCGGAGCTGAGACGCGCGCCGCGAAGCACTTGGACTTGACGACCGTCGATGCGCGTACGCGAGCCTTCGAGCTGCCCCGGGTACGCCGCGAGCAGGTCGCGGAAGAAGACGTTCTTCCCCTTCGCCATGTACCCCTCGCTCGCGCACCACAGCGTGTAAGCCTCGTACACGCTGTCTTTCGGCGACATGGCTTCGGGCGACATGTCCATCACGAGGCAGTCGGAGGCGAACGCCTTGATCGGGCTCGCCGACCGCTCGACGTCTTCCATCGACGCCGCGACGCTCTCGCCGATGGTGAACCGGCCTTCCCGGTCCCACAGCCGGTCCGCGCCGTCCAGCGCCCATGTGAAGATGCCCGGCAGCTCGTCTTGCAGCGTCCGCTTCAGGTTGAAGTCCTCACGGCCTAGGAACCCTTCGACGCGGATGCGCAGCGGCAGGAACCGCGACGCGAGCGCGCCCGTCGAGTCGCGAAGGTCGGGCATGTCGTTCGAGACGATCATGAGCCGCGCGCCGAGCTTGACGTTCAATTCATCCCGGTTCTTCCGGTTCACGGTCACCGGGTCCTCACCTGAGATCATGAGCAGCTTCTCGACGATGGCGGGGTCGGACTTGCCGATACGCGCATCCCCGACGATCGCGAGGCGCTTCCCGAGCATGGGCGCGAGCCCGAAGGGCTCGGCGAGCCGCGCCATCGTCGGGTGGTCGACTTGTCCCGTCCCGCCGAGCAACTGCTCAAGTACCCACGCGATCGTGCTCTTACCCGAGCGGCGCGGGCCGACGAGCGTCATGATCTTGTGCAGTCCCGTCGAGCCCGCGAGCACGTACCCGAACCACTCTTGCAAGAGCGCGTGCGAGTCCTCGTCGCCCGGCCACAGCTCATCGAGGAACTTCAGCCACCGGTCGCACCGCGCGTCGGGCTCGTACGCCACGGCCACGGCCGTATCCGTGAAGAACGCCGGGGTGTGGTCGACGAGCGTGCGTGCCGCCGTTCCGCCTTCGCGCGGGCACCACAGCAAGCCGTTTCGCACACAGGTGATCTCGTCGCCGGGCATCGTCTCGGATTGCTCCGACCGGCGCAACCACGCGGGAACTTCCATCGATTCCCTCATGCGCATCTGCGACGCCATCGCTTCCGTCACTTCTCGCACACTTGACGTGTTCGGGCTCCACGGGCGCGGCTCCATGCCGTCTTTCGTCGCCTGCATGTACGAGGCGTCGGCGAGCAGCGTTCGCACGGCGTCGGCGACGGCATAGCGGTTGTCCGCGCCGCCCATGCGCAGATACGCGCCACCCGTCTCGCCTTCGCGGTACAGATACCACTCGTCTCGCCAGTGCTTCAGGTGAATCCCGGCGTCCGCGAAGAGGTACAAGAGGAACCGCGCGACCTTGTCCGGCTCTTTCGGTCCGGGCACCGGCTCGTCAAGCGCAACGCTCTCGGGCAGGAACCGGTATGCCTGATCAAGGTCGACGACGGCCGTGGCGTCCGGCATGGTCTCGTCAACGCGTTCCCGTGCTCCGGTGATGCCGCCGACGATACTCGCGGCGAAGTCGTCCGTTTCGGGCGTGCTAGGGTCGGTTTCAGGGTTATCTGTCTGGTCGTCGATCATCGCTTTTCGTCCCTTTCTACGTTTCACGGACGGGAGCGTGATCGGCGACTTTCGTCGTCTGCGCTGCCCGACCGGATTCCCAACCGGATGTGAAGGTCCGCATCTGCTGCTCGGCCGTGTCGTTCGCTCCGGCGTGGCGCATTGCTTTGAAGCACCACGCGCGGGCATCCGCCTCAGACGGTTCGCCGTATAGAGCTGCAAGCGTACCGAGACGGTACGCCGTCCGGTTGAGCATGTCGTTCCTCGTACCGGCCGCCGAACGTGCCAACTTCCGCACGCTCTCGGCCGCTTCGAACTTCGCCCACGCCTGCCCGCGATCGGACATGCGTGCGCGGATGTCCGCGTTCGTCATGGGCTCGACGGTGGTCGCCCGGCGCTTCTTGCACAGCGGCACGAGCCAATCGGGCGCGTCGGCAACGTGCAGCAATCGCTTCCCCGCTCGCTCGACGATTCGGTACGCGCCGACCTCGGGAGCCCGGACGTACCCACGGATGCCGCGCACGTCGATCCCCGCGCCGATCTTCCCCGACGACTCATTGCGCACGCCGCCTTCGGCGTCGGCTGCCTCGTTCCATCGGAAGTACAGGTGCGCTCCGCCGCTGGGCGTCCGCACGCACATGGTGCGCGTGAATTCGTCGACCGTGCCGCCGTGCCGGTGCGTGAGGTCGCGCAGGCTGGCGAAGCCGTCGATCCCGTGCTTCATGTCGATGTCGAGCACCCAGATACCCGACTCCGGTCCGGTGGCGATCCCGACGCCGCACGGCGCGTAGTTGCCCGTCCACCAACCTTGAATCTGTTCGAAGTCCCTCGTCGCACGCTCTGGCCACTCGGTGAAGACCGGCGTCCCGGTGTCGACACGCAGCGGGAACACGCGGAACCCGAGCTTCGTGCAGGCATACGCCACAGCTCCAGGGCGCGCCGAAGCGAACCGGGAATAAGTCACACTAGCCACATCTGTTATCCCTTCATCTGTCGTCTACCAACCATAATACCGCTCGTGCTAGGCTTTCGTCGTGCCGGTCCGCTGCCGGACCGATCAAGACGACGACACGATGATGAAAGGACGACATATGTCGACTACAACCGCGCCGATTGATGTACGAACCGAGGCGTTCGCCGACTTCATGGCGGACTACCCTTACGCTTCCGAGGTCGACAGCATCGCCGACCTGCCGTTGCAGTTCTTCACGGCCGACGACACCGGCGAAGTGTTCTACGCGCGCGTACTGGGCTTCGGCTCGTCATACCGCAAGACGCACTTGAACCACGCGCCCGGTACGAAGCCCGCGCCGGGCAAAAGCTGCTCGCGCTGCCGCTGGACTGATACGGCGATCCTGTGGGCGCAGCCGGTCGAAGATGAGGGCGACGGCCGGTTCAAGCCCATCGCGCGCTGGCAATACGTCTTCGTCTCGCTCGGGAAGTCGGCGATCGAAGGCGAGTGGCAGCGCGACACGATCATCTGGACTGAGGATGCCGAAGACGTGCTCCGCAAGCTATTCGTGCCTACAAAGAAGGACTTCCGGCGCGACACGGGCGACATGGCGATCCCGCCGCACAACGCCGCCGCGTTCCGTGACGCTGCGTGCGTTGATGAACGCATCGCCGATCTGCTCGCCCGGTATGAGCCGGTGATCCCCCAAGGCAGCCGCAACGGGGCCGACGTCGACCCGCTCGCGGGACTCTGACATATATGTTAGGCTTGACGAGAGTAATAGTTCTTCTCTTTGCGGGGAAGCCGCCCGGTCCGATTGCCGTTGGACCGGGCACTACGACGAAACGATGAAGGATAGAGAATGGACACTGACGAACGACGTACCAAGATCGCCGACGACCTGCGCAAGCTCGGCGACGTGATCCGGCTGAACGCCCCCATTCCCGTAGATGAGTTCGGACCACTCCAGATCATGCACTGCGTGATCGAAGGCGACCACGACGAGCGTGAGGCGCGGTTCAACGCGCACACCGAAGACATGGCACAGGTTGCCACTGAAATGAGACTCGACTTCACGTACACGGCGACGGTCGACACGATCGGCGACACGCACCACCGGTCGACGCTGATCATGCCTCACGGCGAGATCACGTACCGCGTGATGTGGATTGAGCGGAAGGCGCAGGCCGGTGTCTGACGAAGTCGAGCCTGAAGAGGGTTTCCAGTACTACGCCGACGCCGCCGAAGCGTGGCTTGATCAGGCGCAGCAGTACACGCCGCAGATCTACAACCCGCGTATGTTCGAGCACGCACTGAAGAGTGCAGACGTGTATGCACGTCTAGCGGAAGCCGCAAGCCGCATTCCCGAACTGAACGAGGACTGAGCATGGCAACGCTCGTACAGCTCTTGATCTCGATCGTGCTCAGCCTCGCAGCCTATGGCATCGCGCATTACGGCGTCGATCTCGACCGGCCGCTGTCGATCATCATCGGCGTGGTCGTGTTCCTACTCTGCATGGGCTGCTCCGTGGTCATCATCGATGGCGACATGTTCGACTAATAGGGATTAACGAAAGAAGGAGACATGACGAACATGAATGAAGGGGACAAGCGCAAGCTCAGCGGCTGCGCGCTCGCCGTGGCGGTCGTGCTCGGCGCTGCCGCGCTCGCAACGATCATTGTCCTGCTGTACGTGCTCGTGCAGTTCGGCTCATTCCTCGGGAGCTTGTAATGCCACCGACCACGACGTACACGCTCACGCGCGTCTTCGACGGTGACGACTCGCCGTACCACTCGACATCGTTCACATCGAGCGACACTGACGCGATCAACTGCGCGCACATGCTCGCAGCCGGGTTCAACACGATGAGCCGCAATTTCATGCACACGTTCGTGATGGGCGTGATCGACACACAGGACGGCCGGGTGTTCTATGACGGCAAGGTCGAGACGATCAAGCGCGGCGACGAGCCCACACGTTCGGCCTACGCACATGTCGCTCGTTCGGTGCTTGAAGAGGCATACGCCGATTACATGGGCATCCGCGAGCGGATGTATGAAGCCGGAGTCGAGACGATCCCGGTCTCTGCCGGAGTCGACGAGCTGCGTTCGATTATCGACGCGCGCGAAGAGCGATTTCGGGAGCGTGCGGAAGCGGACGAAGCGGCACGCGCCGAGATGATCAGTTTCGTCAAGCGCGCCCATGCGAAGAAGCTGCGGATTCAGGCAGCAGGCGAGCCACGCCCTGAACTCGACGACCGGTGGCGCGGAATGCTCGACGTGCTCGCGAAGTTCCTTGTCGTGACCGGCGAAGCCGACCCCGACGAGGGACATGCCGTCGCGCGGCGTCTGTGCGAGGTTGATGGCAGTGAGTTCTGAGCCTGAAATGATGCGAGCCGACTTCATGACCGTGCGCGGCGGCATGGGTAACGATGCCTTCGCCGCGACGCAGAATCTCGTGAACGTCGCTCGTGCGATGTTCGCGAACGAAGGGATCGACCTGAAGACGGTCGAATCCTTCCGGTGCCGCGTGACGCGCAACCACGACGCCGACGAACTCGGCGGCGACCCGGTGCCGATGTGGGACACGTGGGCTGAAGTCGAGTACCCGGCTCCGGTCGACGACACCGACAAGCCCGAATAGCGACGACGAACACGGAGGCCGGTCCCGATCACGGGGCCGGTCTCTCGTATGCTTGCCGTAATTCACCCATTACCACCCAAGGGTCCCGCTATGGACTTGAGTTCACTCTCTGTAACGCTGTATGTACTACTAATCGTCATGGGCACTGTCGCCCTCGCGAGCATTTCACTGACGGTATGCATCCGCACACTGATGCGTCTGACGCCTGCAACCGACGACGTTGACGACGACTTCTCCGGCATCCGGCTCATGCGCAGCCACCGACCGGAGTAAGATATACGTACGAGCCCCGCTCAGGCGGGGTTTCGTGCTCTGACCAGGATGAAAGGACATTTGATGGGACTCAAGGGCGTCAAGCTCAGCCTTGTTGAGACGCTGGAAGACGTGCACGCGTGCATGACGTGGCTCGAAGGGCTCACCTGCGAACGCATCGGCTTCGACACCGAAGGCACCGGCATCTCCCCCGAGATCGATCGCGTGCGTCTCGTGCAGTTCGGGGATGCGCATCAGGGGTGGGCCATTCCGATCGAGCGTTGGCAAGGGTTGATCGAAGAGATCGTGCACCGCTGGCAGCGTCACGGCCGGTTCGTGGCGCACAATGCGCGCTATGACGTCGCGATGCTGCGCAACCACGGCGTGCACATTCCGGTGCACCTGGTCGACGACACGATGATGCTCGCGCACATCGTCGACCCGACGAAGTCGGTTGCGTTGAAGCAACTGTGTGCGCGCCATATCGATCAGGCAGCCGCAGCCGCTCAGAAACAACTGCACGACGTGATGGACGCGACCGGCCACACGTGGGCAACGATCCCGATCGCCGCCACCGGGCAGTACGCCGTGTACTGGGTGTACGCCGCGCTTGACCCGGTGCTCGCGGTGCGACTGTGGGACTTGCTCTGGCCGCAGGTTGAGCGCATCGCGCCGCACGCGTACGACATTGAGTTGTCGGTGGGGTGGATCGCCGACCGGATGGAACGCAAGGGCGTGCTCGTCGACCGTGAGTACACGGCCGACAAGTCCCGTGAGTTCCTGGACTTGCACGCGGCGCTGGCGAAGCGCGGACACGACGAGTTCGGCGTCTCGCTCGGTTCGTCACAACAGATCGTTGAAGTGCTGTTGCGCGACAACGTGCCGCTGTGGAAGCGCACCAAGCAAGGCGCATGGTCGCTGGACAAGTTCGCGCTCGAAGGCATCCGGCACCCGCTCGCGCAGCTACTGCAAGAGCACAAGCGCGTGGAAAAGCTGCAATCGACGTATCTGCGCCGGTTCCTTGAGTATTCCGAGCGGGACGGTCGGATTCACCCGAGCATCAACACGCTCGGATTCAAAGAAGAGGACACGACCGGCTTCGGCGTCGTGACCGGACGCATGTCGATGTCGAAGCCGAACTTGCAGCAACTGCCGCGTGTCGACGAGGACGATCCGCTGTCGATCGTGGTGCGCAACTGCATTGTGTCGTCCCCGGGCACGACGCTCGTGATGTTCGACTTCGACCAGGTTGAACTGCGCTTGCTCGCGCACCTCTCGCAAGACCCGGGGTTGTTCGCCGCGTTCGAGCAGCCGGGCGACTTCTTCACGTTCATGACTCAGACGATCTATTCGGACCCGTCCATCGTGAAGAAAGACCCGCGTCGGTCGCTGACGAAGTCGTACGTGTACGCGTCCAACTACGGCGCAGGGAATGAGCGGCTGGCACGCACCACGCACCTGCCTCTTGCCGAGATCGAGCGGTTCGCAGCCGACTACAAGCGCACGTTCGCGAAAGTGCCGGAATTCCAGCGTCGTGTGCAGCGCGACGCAGCGCAGCGGTACAAGGCCGAAGGCTCGGCGTACGTCATGTCGCCGATCACCGGGCGACACTTCATCGCCGATGATCCGGGCAAGCTGTATCCGCTGGTCAACTACATGATTCAGGGTATGGCGGCCGAGATCATGAAGACGAAGTTGCTCGAACTCGACGCGGCCGGGCTCGGCGATTATCTCGTGCTCGCCGTGCACGACGAAGCGATTTCGGAAGTGCCGGACGATGATGTCGAAGACGCCATTGCCACGATGAACACGATCATGAACGACGACAAGCTGCTGTCGCTGCCGCTCACTTCGGGCGGGGCGACCGGGAAACGATGGGC